AGGAACATCGAGCAAGAGTATCGTGCTAAGCAGCAGTATCAGCCACAGCTAACTGACCTGTTCGGGGGTGACTCGATAGGCCAGGATGCTCACGTGGTTATGATGCTTCAACGTCCATATGATTTATACGGGATAACAGATGCATACTGTGGTGAGAACCCAGTAGGCTTGCTTGCATGTCACGTAGAAAAGAATAGGGATGGCCAGCTAGGCATGATTCCTTACGAATCAGATCTGTCTACCTTCTCGATTAAAGAGAGACCAAAAAAGTAAATTATTATTAACCCATGGAATTATTACTGCCAACAGAGAAAGTACCAGTTGGAAGGAAGAGCCCACGACATATGATTATGTACGGGCCCCCAAAGATTGGTAAAACTACTGCACTTGCTAAGCTTGATGGGTGTTTAATCATAGACCTAGAACAAGGATCTGACATGGTTGAAGCACTCAAGATTAAGGTTAACAATCTTGCAGAGTTAGGACAGGTAGGGAAGGCTATCATGCAAGCCAAGAAACCCTACAAGTATATAGCTATCGACACTCTCACACAGCTAGAAGTTTGGTGTGAGTCAGAGGCTAAGGAATTGTACAGACAAACCCCGATGGGTAAGAACTTCGATCCTGATAACAAAGGATTGTCAGTTCTATCTCTTCCTCAGGGTGCAGGCTATCTGTATTTGAGAATGGCTATTAAGAAATGGATGGACAGATTGGAGATGCTCTCTGATCATATCATCTATATCGGCCACCTCAAGGATAAGATGCTTGAGAAGAAAGGTAAGGAGGTATCTGCTAAAGATCTCGACTTGACTGGTAAGATTAGAAACATTGCTTGCTCTAACTCGGATGCCATAGGCTACGTTTATAGAGATGGAAACAAGACAATGATTTCATTCGACTCTAGTGAAGAGATCACTGCAGGTTCTCGTTGTGAACATTTAAAGGGTCAAGTTATGGAACTTGATTGGACTAAAATTTATATTGACTAAACACATTAAATCAAATGGCAATTGAAGCTACCGTTGCACAAGATGTTGCAACACAACCAACCACAGTAATTACTGTATCATCAGTTCTTGGAGATTTGAATAACGGCCTAGACAGAGCCGCTATTGCTAAGAAGTATAACTTATCAGCAGCAGAAGTTGCAGAGGTATTCAAGCACCCAAAGCTCAAAGGTCTACGTGCTCGTCGTAAGATTACACGTATCTCTATTGTAGATGACACAGTAGAAAACCCAGTAACAGTCCCAACTATTCAACCAGTTACAGAAGGTAACCAGTTGGAGGTGGTTACAAATCCTAACCAACTCGATTTGCTCGACTTGATTGTTGATGCAGAGGCAGAAATGTGAAGGGAAAGGGACATAGTTTATAAAATGTTTTACCGTTAAAAATTATTAAAAATGGCTATTCAATCGAATAATTCAGAAGAAGTTGTAGCAGGTGGTGGTATAACCCTATATACAGGTATTGCCCCAGTATCAGTAGTTGCAGTTAATCCTAGCTTAGATGAGCTATCAGATCTAGGTATTAATCTCAGAAACGAACCAGAGTATAAGGTGACTCTTAACGAGGAGGACTATAACAAGCTAGTATTCTGGCTTAAGTCTGACGTTCCTGGTCTGTCTTTTACTACAAGATTCGAGATCCTCATGCAGTCTAAGCACCGTGCATCTAAGGATGGAAGCAAGTTCATGTGGGCTAACAACATTGGTCAGACTACATGGAGTGCAGACGTTCCTGCCTATGACTGGTGGAAGAATAAAGATAAAACCAGAAAAGCTTATGTTGGTGAGGATACTTTGATTAACTTTGCTAAAGCTTGGGCTAACGTGGCTAATGGTGGAGAGGTATCATTTGATACTATCGATGCTATTGCTGAGGGAGATGTAAGAGAGTTGCAAGAGTATGTTAAGGTACTTAGTGCTAACAAATTACGTGTCCTTGTAGGTGTTAAGGATGGCAAGTATCAGGCTGTCTATAACCGTCACTTCGGTCGTCTCAAGCCTATGAGAGATGACATGTTTATCAAGGCCTTGAATGAGGACTATGGTTCCTTCAATGCTGAGTATAACAAGGATCTCAAACTACAGGTTTATTCCCCAACTATGATTGTGGCTGACCCTGTAACTGCAGCAGCTGAATCAGCTGATGCTTGGGATGTATAATGTGTTTGTGTTTTGTTATTGTGTATATTGTTATTGTTTTGATTAAGAGAGAAGATAGGGGGCTAACGAGCCCCCTTCTTTATTTTTGTAACTATGATTCAGATAAGGAACAGCGATGCTTACTTGGATAAGGACTCTGTTCTCTGTAAGATTTCAGAGTACGACATCTTTAAGTTCTATTGTCACAACTTTAAGAAGAACGGTGACAAGTTTTGTAGTGAACTCAGACAAGATAGATCCCCAACTTGCTCGATAATCCAGTACAATGGTAAGCTATTGTATAAGGACTTCGGTAATGGGGAGAGCCATGATTGTTTTAGTTACGTGCAACGTAAGTATAATCTGACATTTATAGAAGCACTTAAGGTAATAGATGCTGACTTTGGGCTAGGACTCCACATGGGGACTGTGACCAAGGCTGAGATGGCTATTACCTATGGGGATCAAGTTATTGAGGAGAGAAAGCCCACTGTACTTACTAAACGTAGTAGAAGGTGGACTGAAGAAGATGTTAAATTCTGGGGTAAGTTTGGGATAGACTTAGAGTTATTGACTAAATTTGCTGTAGAGCCGATCGATTACTTTTGGATCAATGAGGTTCGGTATAGCTGCCACACTCTGGCTTATGCATATAATATCAACGGGAGATATAAGATCTACAGGCCGTTGGAAACAGAGGGTAAGTGGTTCAGTAATACTACTAAAAATGATATCCAAGGCTATGGCCAATTGAAAGACAGTGGAGACATTGTCTTTCTTGCTTCATCACTAAAGGATGTTATGACCTTGAATGCTCTGGGATTCGAGGGAGTAGCAATGCAGAGTGAGATGCAAATGCCTAGTCAGAAGTTTATCGATCATCTCAATACAAGGTTTGCCTTGGTTGTTGTGCTGTATGATAATGACTTCAATTCTGATACAAATCCAGGCCAGACTATGGCTAATAAGATTTGCAATTCGTATCAGTTAATCAACGTCATCATCCCAGCCCATTATAAATCTAAGGATATATCAGATCTTGTTAGAGATCATGGAAAAGATTGTGCAAAAAGAATAATTAACATTCAACTACCGTAAATGACTGATTCTAAATACTATACAGACCCAGAGACTAGGGAGAAGATTGACACTATACTAAAAAATTGTGCAAATCTGTTCAGTAACCTAGGTACTTACACTACTTTTGATGTACAAGACATCAGAATTGCAAAACAACTAGAACGACAATGGCTAAACGAAATTCAAGAACTAGATCCAATACTGTTCGAAAAGCTGGTCCCAAGAAAGGAAGCCGCGGAAAAATAAAAGCTACTCAAAAGGTAGTTGACGGCATACAGTTTAAGTCAATGTTGGAGGTGTTTACGTATCGTAAGCTATTAGAGTTTGAGTTAAGATTCGAGTACGAACAAAAGAAGTTCGTCATTATGCAAGGGTTTGAGTATCCTGAGTGTTCTTGGGAGACTAAGCCTAGTGGGGACTATGAGGATAAGGGCCATGGAAAGGTTCGAGATATCACATATACCCCAGACTTTATTGGATATGATGCAAAGGGGAAGATTAAGTGGGTCATTGAGTGTAAAGGATTTGCCAACGATAGATTCCCCAATACATGGAAACTATTCAAGCAGACTCTAATACGAGAAGGAACACCAGTCCCCTTGTATCTCCCTAAAAATCAGAAACAGGTCTTGGAGTCAATCGAAAAGATACTGTTATTATAATCAACTATTTAACTAACTAAAGGTCTGGAGAAATCTGGGCCTTTTTTATTTTATCCTAATGAGTATAAAAACTATTGAAGACAACTACATTGGGATGGACAAGGGTGTGGCTAAGAGGATTAACAAAGGAGCTGAGAAGCTCGTCTTTGATATCCTGCAGGCTACTCAGTATTCCACCCCTATTCCTTCAACCGTCAGAGAGCTGGTAACAAATGCCTGCGATGCTCAACGAGAGAAGGAGATTGCTATTGAGATTCTTACTGGGGTTAAACAAGCATCAGACTACTACATCACCAGAGATGGGGAGCAGTATTCTGATTCTAACTTTGACCCTAGCTACTATTCTATCTCTAACCTTGATATTGTACGTAACCATATCGAGATAACTTATCAGCACAACGATGGCATTGGCTATTGTGATAAGCTATCTATCAAAGACTATGGTGTAGGTATCGGGGCTAAGAGATTAGAAGGTATCCTTGAGCTAGGCTATTCTACTAAACGTAACACAAGTCAGAACTTCGGTGCTTTTGGCTTGGGTGCTAAGGTAGCACTGTCAACT